CGCAGAAACGCATTAGCAAACGGCGCTACAGCAAAAGCCGCATTGCTAGACAAACTAGGTATTACAGCCGATGAAGCCGCGCTACTACTTGGCTAGTGTCGTGCTAGCGCTTGTCTTAACCGCTTGTGCAGACCGATACCGCGAAAACTGCAACACCACAAAAGCCGAAGGACTATTAGAAAGGCGTTGCCCATGAACCCTGACAAACGGTTGAGTAATGAACAAATTAAAGCCCGACTAATTCTTATCGTCGGAATTGGGCTTACCGCATCGTTCGTTATGGCTATTGGGTCTCTTATATTTGGGTTGCTATTTGTCGTACAACCAACCGAACAAAGCCCCAACGACGCCGAAGCATGGGGCGTGCTGTCGCCGATGCTTATGACCCTTGCAGGCGGCTTAATCGGTCTACTTGCAGGCAACGGCCTTAAAGACCGACCTAAAGACTCGACTAATGGCACCCCAACCGCCTAAACCTGTAGTAGTACCACCAATAAAAAAACTGGTACTACCTGCCACGTTGGGGCACATAACCCCAGGCGAATTACCCGCCAATATGCTTATAGATATAAAGCCGTTTGGCAAACTACACCCGCGCGCCGCCAACGCTTACAACGCGGTTAGGGCTGCCGCGTTCGCTGCAGGTATAAAACAATTTAAACCAATATCGGCAGGCGATACGTATAGGTCATTAGCGCAACAAACCGCAGGATTTTTACAGCGCTACACGTTGCAACCTATCGAGGGCGCGTCTACGCGAACATGGCAAGGCCGCAAGTATTACCTACGACCAGGCAACGCGCCACTAGCTGCACCGGGTAGCAGTCGCCATAACTTAGGTTTGGCCTGTGATTTTGCAAACATGGCGGGCGAAACTTGGGCGTTTATGTGCGAACACGGCCCCGCTTACGGCTGGTCATTAGAGGTAATGCCTGCCGAACCGTGGCATTGGTTTTATTACCCAGGCGACAAAGTGCCCGAACCTGTAACCCTTTACCTACAAAGCCTTCAACCAGTATCACCACCTAGCGCGTAAGCGTCTACTACGGTTTTAAGACCGACGAAAAAAGGGGTATTGCATGAACTTTCTAATAGCCAAAATCTTTACGGCTGTAACTATAAGCCTTTCAGGGTTAGCGTTCGCCTACGACGCTTACAACGCGCCTAGCGCCCTGCCTGTAACGCCCCCCGTTACGGTCAGTTTGGCGCCTGTACTTGCAGTGACCACTACAACGGCAGCACCGTTAACAGACTGCCAATATGCGTTACAACTTGCTAGCCAAGCAGGTTGGCCACTAACCGAAATGGGCACTGTTGCGCGCATTATTTACCGTGAAAGCGGCTGCCATGCCGACGCCTACAACGCACAAGACACCCAAGGCGGGTCATATGGGTATTATCAAATAAATGGCTTTTGGTGCCGACCAAACAAATATTGGCCTATCGGTTGGCTACAGGCAAAAGGCTTAGTAACAACGTGTACCGACTTATTCGACCCCGTGGTAAACACAAAGTCCGCACTAGCCATATGGCATAATTCAGGGTACGGCCCTTGGGCGTTGCCTAACCCATGACCGAACAGCAAATACCCGACACAGGCCTAACAGAAGGAACCCGACAGATGTACACCGAAAAGTACCAACAAACGTTTAACAGTTTTGTTGACGAAGTATTTAGACCAAACCACGTAGCGCCTAAACGTGTTGACCATTCAATACTTTTAGACGAACTGGCATTACTGAAAGAAAAGTATTTAAACGGCACCCCAAGCGACGAACATAAATTCGCAGCTGCAGTAATCACCGCCGCCATAAACGTAATAGACGGCATATGAAATGCAAACTATGCGACCAAATACTAAAAGAAACACCGCACAAAACTAACCCAACAAAAAAGTTATACAGCCACAAAGACTTAAAAGCCTGCACTAAACGCAAACCGTTAAGGAACCCGACACAATGGCACAAATAGACGAAAGAGTAACTATCCGTTTAACTTGGGCAGACCGTGTAGAAATTGACTACCTGTATCAACAGTTAAAAAAGTCAACAAAAGACTTAGGCGCCCGCGACACGTTTATAAACGGCTACACCCCGAAAGCGGCGTTTACTGGTTTAGTAGCCGAATACGCGTTCGCTAAATGGTTTGGTATTGAGTACACAATAAAACCGTACGACCCTGCAAACGACGACGTACTGGGCTACCAAATAAAAGCAACAGAACGCTACAACGGCTGCCTAATAAAACAGCCACATAACCCCGCAGGCATATACATTTTGGGCATAGTTTTAAACGACTACAACGAAGTAAGTTTTAGAGGTTGGAAAGATAGCAGCGAAATACAACGCGCCTGTTACTGGCGGGCCGACGTACCCAAACCCGGCTATTTCGTACCCCAGGCGGCGCTATGGTCATTATCAGACTTACCCGAAACCAACGAACTATTTACGCACCGCATTACAGGAGTGTGGTAACGTGATAACAAGTAAGTAAACCCGACAACAGAAAGAAGCCCGACATGAAAGAAAAATTAGAAATACCGCACATTCAACTACAAAAAGTAACGTTGCTAGTCACTATGCGCGATTACCAAGCCGACGACAATGATTTAGACGCTGGCGAATGGTTGTTAAATGTGCTAATGAATTGCGCTGGCAAAACAAACCCAAATTCGCATTACGGCGCCGAAGCATATTTAAAGGCAGCACAATTATTAAGCGTGCAAAATTGCGACGTGGTGGTATCCAATGGCCTTTAACCTTGACAACTACGTAGACGTACCCACCCGGCTAGCCGAAGCATTAAAGCGCTGGCCCGATTTACGCATACAAGAAACCGATAACCAAGTAATAACAATGCCCGACGGCAGCACGTTTATACGTTGCACCGTAACTGTGTGGCGCGACATCGCAGACCCAATACCAGTAGTAGCGTCGGCAGCCGAACCGTTCCCAGGCAACACGCCCTACACAAAACGAAGCGAATACATGGTAGGTATGACATCGGCACTTGGGCGCGCATTGGGTTATATGGGTTGCGGCGTTGCTAAATCTATTGCTAGCCGTAACGAAGTCGAAGCCCGATTAGATGGCCACGAAGCCACCATTACGCCTATGCGTACACCTAAAGAGGGCAGCGTACACGCCAGTAGTAAGCAACTTTACATGGTTAAAGCGCTTGCTAAAGGTAGAGGGTTAGACGACCTGGCAACATTGGAAGCCATACAACTATTGTTAGACGTTGACGACGTGATACTAGAAACCTTGACAATGGGCCAGGCATCAAAGGTAATAGAGGCGTGGAAACAATGACCCGATACAACGGAAACTACGAAAGCCACGACCAATTACAAGACTTACGCAAACTCAACATGGAACTACACCACGAATTAGACGCCATAAAACGTTTACTAGATGAAACGACTAAAGAGCTGCACCAAGCGCAAGACGAACTATTACTAGCAATCGAGGCTTTAGTACGCGCGCGGGATATAAAACCATGAACCGTACAGCTTGGTTAGCAGTTGCCTTTATGGTGCTGTGTGCCGTGCTATTGTCGCGCACCGATTAGATACAGACTTAACAACTGGGTAGTAGCAAGACCGTACGCCGTTCGCATGGCGCGGGGTTAATCGACGGGAACGTCGTTAGACCAGCACGCGTTAAAACTGATAGACGAAAGTAGTAACGCCAAGTGTTGGGGCGGCTTGTAAACATAATCAAGCAATAAGTAAAAGTAATAGGGAACGGCTAGGGCTAACCGTGGGTGGGCATAAGCGCATTAGGCTTTAATAACAGCAATAACATACCGATAACAAACCGACAACAAAGGACTAGCCCGACATGGAACTACAACACACCAACCCGAGGACAAGCCGCGCACGCGGCGCGTCAGCATGGTTAAGGTCATAACATGGCAGCACATAACGGCAACAGCCAATACTTAGCTAACCGAAAACGATTACTAGCAGATAGCCCTATGTGTCATTGGTGTGGCCAACGCGAAGCAACAGCAGCAGACCACCTACTAGAAC